GAATATAGAGGATAAACAAGATGTTATTGTAGCTATGCGTAAGATAGTAAGAGCGCAACAGCTTCAAGTCAATAGTGGTAAACCTGTAGCTATTATTTGGGCTTTTAATAATGCTATTGTCTATGAAAGAATAAACAACTTGAAGGGAATATTTTATTATGGCGGTAGAGCAGTCAGAGAAGGCAGCACCTTTGACCAAGAAATGCTGATAAAAGTATTAATTAAAAACTTAATAAGAATTGAAGAAGACAGTCAGTAAATTAAAAAAGGAGCTTGACAAATGGTTTAGTCTTTACATAAGACTTAGAGAAGCAAACGAATTTGGTTATTGTCAGTGCATAACTTGTAATGTGGTAAAACACTATAAGGATGGCATGCAAAATGGTCATTTTCAAAGTAGAAAGCACCTAGCCACAAGATTTTCAGAAGATGGAAATTGTGAGGTACAGTGTGTAAAATGCAATGTCTATGCGTGGGGAGAACAGTATCGCTTCGCTTTAGCTATAGACGCAAAGTATGGAGAGGGTAGAGCTCAGGAATTACAATACTTAGCTAGAACAACTGTAAAGATAAGTCGTATTGAATATGAAGAAAAGATAAGTTATTACAAATCACTTGTTGATAAGTTAAAAAAAGAAAAAGGAATTGAGTAAACTTTTTTGTTAAGTTTGGCGTATGATAGAACCGATTTACGCAAGTGAGGAACACAAGCAAATAATTGAAACTTATATAGCTATGTGCACTGAGTTTGCAAAAGATGTAAGTTCTAAAACAAGATACAATAATTTTTTAGATGTTTTAGATGTTATACTTGAATACCACAACAACTACGGTAAAGGGGTTAGAGAAAATAATTGGTATGATTGGTTAATGATAATACCAACAAATCTTTCAGTCGCAACAAATGGTTTTTTTGCAGGGCTTGAAACTAAAACAAACGCTTCAATAATAAGAGCTTATAAAGTTGTACTTAGTGAAATGGTTTTTGATGTAGTAGATAAGATTGATGCTTTAGAACAAATAAATGACTGAGATATATGCTGAAATATCTAAGCTAAGTTCTTTCTTTAGGAAGATGTGTTACGGTATTACGCAAGATGAAGAAGCTATTAATGATGCAGTACAGGAGCTTATGATTTATTTTCTTCAGATGAACCCTGAAACATTAAAAAACATTTACGAAAAAGACGGCTTAAAAGGAATAAAAGGTTACGGTGCAGTAGTATTGAGAAGAAGTTTAACAAGTGTAAGAAGTCCTTTCTATTATAAGTATAAAAAATACTACACTAATTTAGTAGGAGTGTATATGGTAAGCTCTAGTCAGAACGCTTTTCATAATAGTATCTATAACTTGCCTGAAGAAAAAGAAGACAATTACAAATGGGAGAAGCTAGAAGAAATTGACAAAGTATTAGATAAGCAAACTTGGTACGATAAGAAAATATTCGAATTGTACTACCAAGGAGAGACACTCGATTCACTAGCTAAGAAGACAGGAATAAGCAGAAACAGTTTATTTACTACAATAGATAAAGTAAGAGAAATATTAAAAAAAGAATTAAATGAAAATGTATGACCCTGATAAATGTTCTTCTTTTGAAATGATGTTTGGGTTTTCTCAGACAATAATCGTTAAAAAAAGGGAGCCAAAAAAATCAGATGAAAAAAAGAAAAAGAATGAAAAACTTGTAGTAATATTTCCTTCATAAGATGAATAAGTTTTTTGTGCCTAACGAAGTCTATGAAGATAGAATAACTATTTGTAAGGGTTGTGTTTACTATAAATCTTTATTAGGAAATTGCTCCATTTGTAAATGCTTTATGAAAGTAAAAGCACGAATAGCACCTATGGCTTGTCCTCAGAAGTATTGGGATAAAACAACAGAGATAGAAACACCTGATAGTTTACCGCAGGAAATAGTAGATGAAATTTTAGATATGTGGAAAGACTTAAAAACAGGAAGAGCAAAAGATCAAGCAGCTAAAAAAAGAATGATTGAAACTTATAACACAATATACAATACTAACTACAGTCCTAGAACTAACTGCGGTTCGTGTATATCAACTTGCTTTGATGGAATAAAAAAACTATATAATGAATACAAATAGAACTTACAAAACAATTAAATGGGTATTAAACAGCCACATTAAAAAGAATGTCAGAAGTCTTTGGACTTGGGAAAACGATAACTTTACTTGTATCTTTGAAAACTATGATGGTGATAGCAGAATATATACACCGCACCAATTACTTAAACTTTTAAATAATGACACAGAACGAGAAACTAATTAAAAACCTAGAAAATATGCCAATAGACTTAGACTATAAAGCAACACCTGAACCAAGTTACTACTCAGGAAAGAAGTACGGTTACTCAGCAAGAAAAGTAGTAGAGGACTTTCAACCTGACAGCTACAATTTAGGAACGGCAATCAGTTATCTTTTAAGAGCAGGTAAAAAGGAAGGTAACCCTGCTGAACAAGATATACAGAAAGCAATTAATCACTTACACTTTGAACTAGACAGATTACACAATGACAAAGTATAGTTGCGAATGTGGTGAAGAAGAAAAAGAAGTTAGCAAAGCTACTATAGTCCTAAGAGATAAAAAGTGGGTATGTAAAGAAGCTCAATGCAGTTGTGGAAAATGGATGGACTCAGAAGCAACTGAAGGAATGCCTAACCTTAAAAGAACAGAACCTAGTTTAAGTAAACAAAGAGACAAGCTATGGGCAGGAGCAAAAGAAAAACTAATAGGAACAAGAGGAGTAAATGAAGACTACTAAATAAAATCAATTAAATTCTATTATATACTAAGACACTACATTATGAAACAACAAGTTAAGATAAGTAAAGTAAAGGGAAATCCTAACAATCCTAGAATAATAAAAAACGATAAGTTTAAAAAGCTAGTTAAGTCAATACAGGAATTTCCTGAGATGTTAAAGCTTAGACCAATTGTAGTTGATGAAGATATGATGGTGCTTGGTGGCAATATGAGATTAAAGGCTAGTAAAGATGCAGGACTTAAAGAAGTATGGGTAGAAGTAGCAGAAGGACTTAATGAAGAACAAAAGAAAGAATTTATAGTTAAAGACAATGTAGGTTTTGGAGAATGGGAATGGGATATGTTAGCTAATGAGTGGGATAGTTCTAAGCTAGAAGATTGGGGTTTAGATGTATGGCAAAATCCTGATGACAAAATAGATGAAGCAGAAGAAGGAGAAGAGATTGAATTACCACAAGCACTTCAAATAGAACCACCTAAAGAGTATATAATGATATTATGCGAACCTAATAGTGAAGAATGGGAACAATTAAAAATAGATTTGAAACTAGGCATAGTAAGAAAAGGAGGATATAAAAAAGGTTCGGCATTTGATACAGTAAGCACAGAAAGAGTTTTAACATATAAAGATTTTATAAAAAGATATGCACATAGCAATTCCAAGTAAGAACAGAGCGGGTAAATGTACTACTCAAAAGATTATAAAAGATTGCACATTTTATGTATCAGAAAGCGAAGTACATCAGTATAAACAATTCTATGATAATGTAGTGGGTATGCCTAAAGAAGTTGTCGGTATAACTAAAGCAAGAAATTGGATATTAAAAAACTGCAATCATAAATATGTAGTAATGTTAGATGATGATGTTAAAACAGCAGGATATATAAAATTTAATGAAAGGAATGTAAAAATGATTAAAGTACTAGAAGAAGATTTTTGGCTTAATGAATTTAATAAATTCTTTGATATGTGCTTACAATTAGATTACAAGATTTGGGGAGTAAAAACAGAAAGTAGTAGTAAGAGTACTTATCCTTACAAACCTTTTTTATTTAAAACTTACGCATTGGGTTCTATTATAGGAATTATAAATGATGGTACTTATTACTTTGATGAAAGCTATATAGTAAAAGAAGACTACGAATTATGTCTAAGGCATATAAAAGAAAGAGGTGGTATTTTGGGTGTAAGATATTTGTTTTGGGAAAATGAGCATTGGTCAACTGATGGTGGGTGTAAAGATTATAGAACAATAAATATAGAAAGAGAATGTATTAAGAAATTGATTAAACAATATCCTTCAATGGTGGCTTCAGCAAAAAGAGAAAATAACGAATTTGCAATAAAATTAGCTTTATAAATGGAACAAAATAGAACAAAGATTAACAAAGAGAGATTGCTCAAAGCATTAGAAAGTTCATTAGGAGTAATAACGACAGCTTTAAAGGCAACTGACCTGTCAAGAACAAACTTTTATAAGTGGCTAAAAGAAGATGAAGAATTTGCAAAGTCAGTTGAAGAAATAGAAAACATACAGCAAGATTTTATAAAGTCAAAATATTATGAATGCGTAAAGGACAAAGTGCCTTCAGTTGTAATACACGCTGCAAAGACTAGATTAGGTTGGAATGAAACAAACAGAGTAGATATAACTTCAGGTGACAAAGCAATTAATATGCCTGTTATTACATTTGTAGAAACTGATACTGAATAAGAAATACAATCCATTATTCTCATCTGATGCTCGTTACTTTATAATTACAGGCGGTAGAGGTTCAGGCAAGTCTTTTGCTGTTACAGTCTTTTTAACTTTACTTACAATGACTAAGGGGATAAGAATACTCTTTACTCGTTTTACAATGACTTCAGCTCACTTATCAATTATTCCTGAGTTCTTAGAAAAGATAG